GGTCCTTGGCCGCTCGGCCATCACGGCCATCTCGAACAGCGGCGACAACGCGACGCTGACCCTCGGGACCGCGATCAGCGGCATGGCGGCGACGGACAAGATTGTCAAGGCGACCGCCTCTGACACCTCGTTCAACAGCGCCATGAACGGCCTCATCAACATCACCAACCGCGGTGGGTCCTACGCCTCGCTCCACAACATCTCGGCGTCGACCTACGGCATCTGGGACGCGACCCGCATGGTCGCCGGCACCGACACCCCGGATGTGAACCAGCCGACCGAGTCGGACATCTGGGATCTCATCCAGAAGATCTCGGGCCGTTCGGGCAAGGACGCGATGGTGCGTCCGAAGGACTTCCTCCTCATGACCACTCCGGGCCTCGCCAAGAAGCTCATGGAGTCGATGGTCGGGCAGCGCCGGTTCACCGCTGGCGAGTTCAGCACCACCATCAAGGGCGGCTACAAGGCGCTTGAGGTGTGTGGCATCCCGCTCGTCCAGGACTACTATGTCCCGGCCGGGACCATCTACCTCCTCCACATCCCCTCGCTCGCGTGGGTGGATGCGAAGGACTGGGGCTTCGTCGAGTTCGAGGGCGCTGGCCCGTGGCGTTGGCTCTCGGGGCGTGATGCCTTCGAGACGACCTACGGCTGGTACGGCAACCTCGCCTGCCTCGCGCGGAACGCGCATGGCTCGATCACGGGGTACACCGACACGGCGCGCTACACGCACGTCGCGTAACCTTCACTGGGACGGGGTGGGGGCGTCTGCCCTCACCCCAACCCGAGGATAACTCATGCCCTATAACTATTTTGCTCCGACGCCGGGGCGTTTGGGCGTGCTGCCGAACCTGCTCGTTGGGCGCTGCGATGCGGCCATCGGGAACAGCGGTGCCACGACCTACAACTTCGGCTCGCACCCGGCGAAGTGCTACATCAACCGCGCGGTCGTCTCGGCCTCGACGGTGCCGGTTTCGTCCGGCGGAACCATCCTTGGCGTCATCCAGAAGTACGACGCCTCGGCGGATGCGGCAGTCACGCTTACCGACAACGTGGATTTGGAGGCCCTGACGGCGAAGGAGGGGACGGCGGTGGCGCTCCTCTCGACCCTCACGGATGCCCAGCGCACCCTCGATACCGGGGATACGCTCCAGTTCGTGGTCACGACGACCAGCACGGTCGGCACGGCAGCGGTTGACCTCATGGTCAACGTCGAGCTGTTCGTGGAGGTCTAATTCGTGCCGGTGCTACTCAATAGCGCCGGCCAGCCCGAGCCGCCCACCGCTGTGGTGGCGCGGCTCCGGGCGCTCCATGCGGGCTTGTCGCTCAAGTTCCTGACCCACACGGGGGAGCATTGGGCGGTCTGCATGGCCTGGCAGCCAGAGGATCGGCGCTGGGAGCGGGTCCAGCAGGGCGAGACGGACCCCGCGAGCGCGTACGACATCATCGGCTACCTGCCGGTGGATTGCCCGACGGACGAGGCGCCGGCCTACTTGGAGCGCACATTCCGTCAGTACCCGAAGGACGAGATTCGCAACATGGCGGATCACGTCCTCGACTATAACGCACAGGCGCCGGTTGCCGAGGCCATTGAGGCCGCGCTGACCGAGGCGCTGGAGGACCCGATCCTGCCGAAGAAGCGGGGTCGGCCCAAGAAACTTAGCTAACCGAGGCGTCTCATGGCGGTCACCCGCGCCCAACTGGTGGAGTATACCCGCGAAGCGATGGATGCCGTGGGGTCCGACCGCTGGTCGGATGCGCTCATCAAGAGCGTGCTGAACGTCGTGTATGACGACGAATGGTCGAACCTGCTGAACGCCTCCCAGTACTACACCTATGGGATGCGGACGGTGACCACCGACGCGAACGGCGTGGTCGCCTTCACCTCGCTGAATAACGGCGCGGGGGACAACCAGCAGAACTTCTACCGCATCCTCTCCGTCTCTGACGGGAACGTCCTGTATGCCCAGACGCGGTTTCAGGACGTCCCGCTGGCGACCACGACCAACTATCTGCCGACCTATCCGCGCCTCTACTACATCGTGGGCGAGCAGGTGCAGATTCTGCCGGTCGCCTCGGGGACGACGCTGTACGTCGCGGTCAACTATAAGCCGACCTCACTTGCCGACCTTGCGTCTGACACCTCGACCATCACCTTCCCGATGGGCGGGGAGTGGATCATCGCCAATGAGGCGGGGGCGCGGCTCTTGAATAAGGGCGGGGCCGAATCGGTGGCGGCGCAGGTCCTGAAGCGCGAGGCCGCGGAAATGCGGGCGGGGCTACTGGATGACATCCGGCGCCGCACCATCAACCCGACGATGCTCGCCTATCCCGACCAGAAGTATGACTGGGCGGGTGGCTGATGGCCCGCGAGCGCCTGGTAGATCAGCAGCCGGCGATGGATGGGGGGCTGAACGACGTCTCGGACGAGTCGGCGCTCCAGCCCAACCAGCTCCGACGGGCGACCAATCTGCGCCTGACGGACTATGGCGCGGCCACCAAGCGGGGTGGGACCCAGCGGACCTCGACCAATCCTTTGGCGGCGGCCGCGGTCTTGAATGGCTTTACGTTCCAGCAGGATAGCGGGACCAACCAGATCCTTGCGGTCTGCAATACCGACCTCTTCACGGCCACCTACGGCACCTTCCCGCGGACCTACACGAATCAGGGCGGGACGCTGTCGACCACGGTGCCGCCCGACTTCGCCCAGTTCCGGGACGCCGGCGGGAATGACGTGGTCTACATCGCCGATGGCGGGCTGCTCAACAAGTGGTCGGGGTCAGCGCTGACCGAGAACATCGCCAACACGGTGGCGGTCAACACCCTTCAGGTCCATAACGAGCGGCTCTGGGGATGCGGGAATAGCACCTATCCCGACAGCATCTTCTACTCGGCGCTGAATAACGGGGATACGCTGGGCTACGGCGCTGGGGGTGGTGGGCAGATCATCGTCCGCACCTTTGGGGACGAGACGATTGTGGGGCTGGCCAGCATCAACACCAGCCTCCTCATCTTCCATCGGCGCGGGATCTCGCGGCTGACGGGCTTTGGGCAGGACGACATCACGACCCAGCCGGCGGGCCTGACGGCGGACGTGGGCACCATCGCCGCCAAGAGCATCGTCGCCAGCAATAACATCGCCTACTTCATCTCGGAGCGCGGGCTGTACCGCTGTAACGAGGCCGAGGTGGCGGCGGTGGGGACGCCGGTCAAGCCGGACCCGATTCTGCCCATCATCCGGCAGCTGTCGTCGGCCAATTTCGACAAGATTCGGACGGTCATCAACCGGGCGACCAAGGAGCTGTGGATCACGATTCCAGGGTACGGCTGCTACCAGTACCACACGGTACTGGACTCGTGGTCGGGGCCGTGGGACGGGGGGTATGTCAGCCCCGACACGACGGCCCTCTTCGAGACCATCGACAGCGCGGGATTGCCGGTCATCCTGAAGGGCGATGAGTCGGGGTGGGTTACGCTCTGCGATGCGCCGAATGTCTATCGGGATAACGTCGCCGCGGCGGGGACGGGTGGGGCGCGGTATGCGATGACGGCCCAGCTCCACCGCCTCTACTGCGGGGATGACGCGCAGGCCAAGGCCCTCCGCTGGGGGTATGTCACGGCCCAGCTCAAGGGGTCGGACCAGACGCGCATCGAGTGGAACACCGGAGAATCCTTCGGCTCCTTCTCGCTCCCACCGTCGACCGATCAGACCTGGGGCGCCTCCGGGACGTACTGGGGGCAGGGAACGTGGGGTGGCACCGGCAGCCGGAACTACCGCATCCCGATGGGTGGGACGGGCTATTACATCGACATCAGTATCATCGACTCGGGAGAAGCGCTCCCGGTCTTCAGTCGCTTTTCGCTTGAAACCTTCGCCTTGGGGCGTCGCTAAATGGCAGAAACCGTCGGTCAACATTCCGTCGCGGCGTTTACGTCGCCAGTGAACGGCACGTCCCCCATTGACGCCAACACGGTCAAGGGGAACGACAACACGATTCGGTCGGCCTACGTCGACCACGATGCCGATCCTGGCATCCACGTCCAGTCGTCGACCCTTGCCTCCCGTCCGACCGCCAATAGCGCGGGCCGGAAGTGGATGACGGCGGATTCGGGCGTCATCCGGCTCTTCTACGATGACGGGACGAACTGGTACGAGGCCGACTACCTGCGGACCACCGGCGGGACCATCAGCGGGAACCTGGCCGTCACCGGGACGCTAGGGGTGACGGGCGTCACCACGCTGACCGCCCAGCCAATCCTCTCCAGTCTCACCGCCTCGCAGGCCGTCTTCACGGACGCCTCCAAGGGCCTCGTCTCGAACGCCATCACTGGCACGGGGAACGTGGTCATGTCGGCCTCGCCGACCCTGACCGGGACGATTCAGGCCGCGGCGGCGAACCTCTCGGGGGCGCTGGGGGTGTCGGGTCTCCTGACCTTCGCCAGTCTCAAGGGGACGGGCGCGACCACGGTGACCAATATCCTCGATGAGGATAACATGGCCTCCGACAGCGCCACGGCGCTGGCCACCCAGCAGTCCATCAAGGCGTATGTGGACGCCCAGGTCGGGGCCTCGGATGCCCTGTCCGAGGTACTGGCCATCGGGAATACGACCGGGGCCAACGACATCATCGTCAGCACCGGCCAGAAGATTCGCACCCCGGCCGTGGCTGCGGGCGACGGATCGGCGGCCATCACGATTGCCAACACCACTGGCGCCCTGACGCTGGCCGCGGCGCTGGCGGACTCCAACCTCGCCACCATCTCGACCGCTGGCAAGGTCGCCAACTCGGCGACGACCGCGACGGACGCCAACACGGCCTCGGCCATCGTGGCGCGGGATGCCAGCGGGAACTTCTCGGCGGGAACCATCACCGCCGCCTTGACCGGGAACGCCAGCACGGCCACGGCCTTGCAGACCGCTCGGACCATCAACGGCACCAGCTTTGACGGGACGGCCAACATCACCGTGACCGCGGCGGCTGGCACCCTGACTGGCACCACGCTGGCCAGCAACGTGGTCTCGTCCAGCCTGACCAGCGTCGGAACGCTCGCCAACCTGACGGTGACCAATCCGATCAGCGGCTCGGTGACCGGGTCCAGCGGCTCGACCACGGGCAACGCGGCGACGGCGACGGCGTTGCAGACGGCCCGGAACATCAACGGCGTCTCGTTCAACGGCACGGCGGACATCACGGTGACCGCCGCCGCTGGGACGCTGACTGGCACCACCCTCGCCTCGGGCGTCACGGCCTCCAGCCTCACCTCGGTCGGCACCCTGACCTCGCTGACGGTGAGCGGCGACCTGACGGTGGATACCTCGACGCTCAAGGTCGATAGCGCGAACAACAGCGTGGGGATTGGAACAACCAGTCCGTCGTCCTATGGACGATTTGCTGTCATTTCTGGAAGCACCGCCGCTGTCGCATGGCTTGATACAACCGCCGCATCAGCATATTCGGCGGGGTCGGCACTATCGTCCGCCACGCTCACGCTTCGGACGGGGGCCAATGCCACGGGCAATGCGACAGCGATTCGATTCGCCAGTAGCGTCAATGGTGCGTTTGAGGGATTGTTCGGCACCGTACAAAACGCATCGACCTATTCCGATTTCATTTGGCAGAGCTTTAACGGGACGTATGGCGAGCGGATGCGGCTTGATTCCAACGGCAACCTCGGCCTCGGGGTGACGCCGAGTGCGTGGTCCATTTACGATAAGGCAATTCAGATAGCTAATAACGGGGCAAGTATTTCATCTTGGGTCACCGATTATACTGGCGC